TAGCCTTCGCCCAGGAAACGGTTGAGAGTGTCGTCGCTGATGTAGGCGGTGTCGATATCTACCACGGAGCGGACATACGACCGCATGGTCGAAATATCCACAACTACTCCCTATGGAAGACGCACAGGTCGCTGCCCGCAGGAGGATTCCCTTTACAGGGATCCCCGCTGCGGGTCAGCGCGCTGCACTTACTAACCTCTGGAACAGGAGGTCCGCTGCTCACTGGGTTGACTTGCTGGACGTTTCGGGAGAATCCCACGGTTTGAGGCCGTGGAGTCGAATCCTGAAAGTTGTCGCCAGCAGGCTGCCCGTATGGGCGTGACCCAGCCTTGTGAGCGTAAGCGAATCCTCGTCCCATCAGGATCAGGTAGCCCCGAACATGTAACCCTGTCGTGCACGGTTGCTGCATGTCAACTGCCCATAGCAAAGCAACTGTGAGAACACAGCGTCCTGGTTGGTTGGGCGCACGAACGGTGTCGGCTTGAACCAGACATCGCTATGAGCCACCAACTGCAGGTACTTGGTGTTGAGGAACATCATCTGACCGGCGGTAGCAGCGTTATCAAACGTGATGGGTGCACCCTTGAACAGCAGGTTCTGGAACCCGCCATCAGCCATGTCGGTATCCGTGTAACGGATCTGGTCAACCAGCAATGCTTCGTACTTCTCGTACAAAGCCTGCGTGGTGATGATGATAGTCGGCTGGTCGTTACCAACCGAAATGGTGTTGTAGATGCTAGCCATGCCAGCCTGAGTGAGTGCCCCACCCTGATTGACTTCGGTGGAACTCCAGAAGGAGTTCCCCGCCGAAGCCGGGTTGATATCACCCAGCGTCGTGTTCGGCTTAGCAACAATGAGGTGCAGACCATTCCAGTCCTTACCACCGTTACCGGAGCCATCAGCCCAGAACATGGTGTTCATGTTCTCAATAACGGATTCCTGCGTCTGGAAAATCTTGCCTTCCAGCAGATCAATGATCTGTGCTTCGCCGTTATTCTTGGCTTCTTCGATACCGCTGATTGTCACGGTGGCGGCGTACTGCCCCCACGAATACTCAGCAGCCGAAATGCCTGTCTGAGCCGTGATGTCGATGGTATCCGTACCGCTGTATGAACCAGCGGTTGAGTTCGTACCGTAAATAATCGGTACTACGATATTCGCGCCACCACTGATTCGACGAATGGTCTGGCCGTTCGTCAAAGCGTAGAACAACGGCCGTGCACTGAAGATATTATCTGTCAGTTTCGGGATGTAGTTCTTTAGCGTGGTGGAGAGAATCTCATCAAAGTTGGCGTTACCCGCCATGATTCTTACCCCCTTAGAGGATTAGGTGCTGTTGAGTTCACGTTTGGCGAGGGCAAAGGCTTCACGGATAGAACCGACCTTCTCAGAAGAAACATTCGCTTGCACAGCGCCCGACTGGGTGGACTTGCCACCAGCCACCGGAACCCCGGTGCGCTTCTCGTCGGTGATTGCCTGCTCCTGCTGAAGTTTCTCAGCCGTTGCAGACATCTCGCCGAAGTTCATGTGTGCGTATGCCGCTTCCAAGTTGGGGATCCGATTCGTTAGTGCATGTTGAAACAGCACCTTCTCATCGAAATCACCGTATCGGTTCTTTAGACCGCCAACTTCTTTATCCAACGCCTGTTGTCTGTGCGTGCGCGCCTGCGCTGCGACCTGAGCCTCCAAACTCTGGAGCCGCTGAGTGGTGGGATCCGCCTCTTCCTGCCACTCGTCGTAAGACGATTGCTGTGGCTGAGAAGGTCGATTATCCACACCGAAAGCCTGCCCCAAAGCCGTCAATGTCCCCGTCGGATCTGACTCCAACGCTGACACTATGGCTTCGGCCTGTTGTAGACGTTCACGTTCGGATGCCAACTCCTGCGTCTTACGGGTGTAATCCGCCTGTCGCTGGTATCCGTCACGAAGTTCGCTCAGACTGACCTGCTGTTCCACCCCATCAACTTTGATGGTGTGGTCGGCGGGTTCCGTTGCTACTTCTGAGGAAACAACCGGGGTGTCCGCCGTAGCGGGTTCTGGTGATTCCATGTTTTCTGGCACTTGGCCTCCTTGGGAGTCCGCGAAGGTTGCTCCTAATAGATTCAGCGTGGGTGTCCCACACCGTTATCAGAGTGACGGCAACTCCATGCCCATCTGGTTCTGGAGTTGCAGTAACAACTCTGGTGGTATCCCCCCGGTGGGCGCAAAAGCGCCCTCCGGTGGAAGATTCGGTTGAGGAAGAGCACCGCCACCAACCGGGGGAGGACCGGTCGGAGGCGGGGGCGCCTCTGGGGCGCCCGCCGCGGCGGATCCCGTTGCGGACGGGGGTAGCGGCGGCTGCTGACTCATAAATCGTTCCGGGTCGGTGATCCCAAACCCGTCTTGGAGAATGTGAATCGCCAAAGCCTGCGGGTCGATCACACCGGCACCCACCAGAGGCGCCACAGCGTTCATCAACGAGATCGCCTGCTGCTTCCGGATCGTGTCATTCATCGGCTGCGTCGAACCAGCCACCACGGTGAAGTCGTACTCCCCAGTGATGTCCTCCCGGGTGTACGGAACCCACAGGTCACCGCCCCCCCGCTTCGTAACACGAGCCATCTGATCCCCAGTCATGTACTGCTGCATCAACTGGAGAACACGGCGCCCAATCTGAGCAATGCTCAGTTCGATGATCGCCAACTTGTCCGCAGCCCGCGCATTCTGAGCATCAGCAATAATCGACGCCTCCGTCGCTGTGCGACGGATCTCCGGCATAGCGCCCCGGGCATACTCCGACACGCCCGAAATCTGCATGATGTCCGCTTCGATGATGTCGCTGTACTGGTAGATTTCCGGAGAAATCTGAACCTGCGGCATCGGGATAATGCACTCAGACAGTGGCTTGTTCTCATCCACGACCGGAACCATGCGGGAGTCCTCATCGGACTCCAACGCTTCCCGGCCCTCAGGACCGAATGAACGCTCATGGTACAGATACTTGCGGGCATATCGTTTACGGTCGTTCATCAACTGGGTTCGGGTCTTATCCAACTCCAACTGCAACGATTCGATGGGTTCCAACTCGCCCAACGGGTAGAAATGGTCCGGAACGTCATAGTTGCGGATCATCACGAACGGCTGCCCGTACGCGTACGGCATCCTCACCGGGTCGATCAGGAAACCGTCACCGTTCTCGGCAAACACGCACATCGTGTTGCTGGGGATGTCGTAGAACTCCCAGATCACCACCCGATCATCAGGGGTGTAGTATTCCCGGTCGTCAGCGAACACATGGTCGTAACCGGTCAAGACACGGGCGTCCGCCGACAGCATCTTACGAATCGACGGCTTGTACCTTGGGTCGTGCTGCGCTTCCTCCAACGGGCGCACGATCCGCTGGGCGATCCACCCTATGTCGTCTTCGCACGTCGCTTCCGGATCGACCAGAATGTCGAACGGGGACACCCGTTCCACGAACGGCTGGTCCTCCACCACCGCCATCTCTGACTGGGGGATGTTCGCTGCCAACTCCTCCTCCGACGGCAACTCGCCAGCGAACTCAGGCATCTCCGACGCCGCCTGATCCACCTCTAGGATCGCCTGATCCATCATGCTTTGACGTTCACCGTCAGCGAGAGTGCGTTCCTGCTCTAAGAACCTCCAACCAACCTTGATCCAGCCGTGACCGACGATGAGGAAATCCTTGACCGCAGCCCGGAACGGGCGCCGGAAATCATGGTGGCGCCACGTATGGTTGATGACCGCTTCCACGAACATCGCCCGATCCCGGTCCTCCTCATTGTTGGCGTTCACCACGATCTTCGGATGATTCACCGACACCGACGGGGCAATCACGTTGATAGTGGAGAACGCCATGTTGACCGAAATCAGGTCTTGCTGGGCGGACGTTGTGCGCGGCCAATGCTGACCCCGGTACAGGTCGATCATGCGGCGCCACGTATCGTTGAACCCCTCCTGCTCGTGCCAACGGCGCGACAGTTCGATACGCCTCTTGTACAGAGTGTGCAGTTCAGCGCGTGTCTTACGGGCCATCAGAAATATGCCTTTTCAGGCAGCCTTTCAATATTGCGTCCCTCAGATTTCGCTTCCTGCTCGGCTTTGCGGCCACGCTGCTCACGCGTCAAATGCTGCTCATCCGGAGGTAACTGTGAGCGATAACCGCTGCCCGTCGAAACACTCAACGAGAGTAGTTTCTGCCGCCACTTCCACAACTCATCCAACTCTACTCTAGGCAGAGTGCCACGGTGCAGTTGTGTGTAGTGGCAGAACTCCTCGTATGTTGCTGTCCGGGCCAGAACGGCCACGGTTATGGGCGCTTGGTGTGCGGCGCTGCGTTGTGACCCTTCAGGTCAGGCTGCGGCTTCGCAGGCTCAACCTGCCCAGTAGTTCCGTGCTGATTCAATGGAGTCGCACGTCCTGAAACCTGACCGTAGCCGCCGGTCTGATTGGCGTACTTCGGGTCACTGAACCGCTGCTTCGGCGAGTTAGG